GCCATCTTTCTTCGTCAATGTTGCTTCCATAACCTATCAGAATGGCAAATCGTCCTTGGTCGGTGGTGGCGGTGGCGGGCACTCATTCACCGCACTTCGAGTCTGATTATTGGTGTGTTCCGGAAGAGGTGGCGGTGGTGGCGCTTGTTGAGGCTTAACAGAAAGCATCTCCATATTATCAACAAAAAGTTCTGTAATATACCGTTTAATTCCTCTGCTATCATCATAACTCCGAGTTCTTATCTTTCCTTCCAGATACAACTTGTCTCCCTTATGGACATACTTCTCAACAACATCGGCAAGACCACGCCAAACAACAATATTATGCCATTCAGTTCTTTCAGGAACCTGTGTTCCATTGGCAAGGGTATAACCTTTTTCAGTGGTGGCAAAGGAGAAAGTGGCCACTTTAGAACCAGCTTCCAAAATTCTAATATCGGGGTCTTTGCCAACATGCCCGATAAGCATCAATTTGTTTAAACTCATGATTTATCCTCCCTTATTGTTACACGGATACTATCAGCTTTAGGAACTGTTTTGATATACTTAGAATATAATTCCGGATAGTCAGCCTGAAACTTTTTAGTATCAAAATTGTCACTCGTAGAAGCGGGTGTATAACTAACTCGCAATCTTCCGGCATCCCATGACTTGACACCATTCTCACGCATAGCAGTTTTCAATTTTGCCTTATAATCTTTCTGAATCTTGGTTAGATCTGCAAGTTCTTCCTCAATTCCGATTATAGTATTTACAAGTTGCATTGGAATAAGTAACTTGTCATCATCAGGGGCAGGAACAGGAAGAATGGATAGATATTGCTCACCCTTCTTCTCGCATTCCATTAATTTCTTGACTTCTTTATCAGGCTTACGAGGAATTTCAACCAATTCATGTTTATCACCACGTACCCAAATGCCGAACAATTTATCAACTTTGAGTAATGGATTTTGTAGTTCAAACAGATAAGCATAAATTGACAACTGCCAACTCAAATACTCTTCGTCAAGATGCAGCGTAGTTTTGATGTCACCAAGACAGATTCTACCGGCTTTCTCCCAAACACAATCTATATTCGATGCAAAGTATTCGTTATCAGACACCGTGTACTCATTAGCAAAAGCCTTATATCCAGCTTTCGTCCGCTCTTTCAAATAATTCTCTGCTTCAATACTTTCAGGCGGTAAGCCTGTTGCATCAACAAACTGGCATTGAGCATGAATAAGGCTCCCCTTCTCAGCAGCTCTCTTCAATACAAAATCTGGGACATCTTTATATTTGTCAGGGAACAACTGCCGGCTAATCATACCGGTTATACCTTGCAACTGTTTTTCACCGAGCATATAAGTGTGGTTTTCCTCATTGAAAACCACACTGGATTTCACTAATTCTATCATTATTATCAATTTCTAGGGGGATATGTTTTCTGCATGTCAATAGTTATGTTTCTGAACTCCTTATTATTGTGAAGTTCAGGATGTTCAGCCCAAACTCTTTCAAGCTCTTCGCGGCTTTTAACACCAGTCATTTGTTTAATTGCACGATCCAGGTCTACACCAGTATATACTTTGCCCGAAGCGTTTGAAGCAGAAACATTGGGAGCATATACTTTTTCCTTTGTATTACCATAAGCAAAACGAACACGGTTTTTATTGTCCACAATAACAAGTAGAATAATCTCCTTTTGCTCGTTATAGCCAATCTCTTTCACACTGAATTTGGTATATAGAGCAGGAGAACCTGTTTTGCTCTGATATACTTCATTTTTCTCAAGTGGAATCCAAATGAAAGGACCCGTATAAAGTTCACGCCCAATTCCCCAGTTAAATCCTGCACGTTTAAAGGCATCCGAAGCCTGCCCTTTCTCTTTTTCTGTACTGGATTCTGTCCCAACATCCTGTTTACTCACCCATTCCTTCTTTTCATTATCCCAAATGGACAACGTACAGAATAGATTCCCATTAACGACATCATGGTGCCGTTTCCAGTTCATTTCTCCGAACACTTCATCAAGTATTCTCATGTCTACTCGAGCATCCTTGTATAATAGCAAGGAGCAGCCCGAACCGTCCGGTTTCATAGTACCAACCCTACATTCAATTTCAGAAGCTAGAAGCGGTCTGATAGAGTTTTTCTTCTTCTCTTCATTCTGAATCGTTGATACAGTGTTTTTTCTCGCTGTCATAATTCTAATTTAATGGTTTGACTTTTAGTTTATTACATCAGTAAAGATAATCGTTATTATCAAGTTTAGCAAACAGAAACTTCGCCATTTTAACGCCATTTTCAAGTAGTAAAAACTGCCTGTACAATATCGTACAGGCAGAAAAATAAGAATAATCCAATGTACCTTATGGAACGGCTACGCTTGAAGGGTGTACGGCTCCCTGATTTATACATAATGTAAATGCTAGTGGACGGAACCGGAGTCGAACCGGTCTCACGGAATATTGGTGCACCTCACCGCAGTTTCAACCAACGATATACATATCCGCCCGATTAATTAAAAAGGTGCACTATCTTCACAGACCATACACCCTAATCACAAACACAAAACAAAACTCATGAACTACTATAATTTAATTAGGATCAGAAGGGTGAATGGCGTGGGGATCGAACCCACATCACGCATATCTGCGTATGCTGCCAATTACACCAGCCATCCGTTTTAAGTGAACTATTCTCACGAACCATTCACCTAGAACACAAACACAAAATAAAACACGACATTAACTATTAAATAGCACTCTCACGAGCTTCTTGTTTCCGGATAGCCGTTCAAAGCACACCGGAATAGTATAGAACAATTAAAACTCAAATAACAGGGGCTTTAACCCTACAGCGTCCTTTTCGCTGGCAACATTAGTTAAACATAAAAAGAAAAATTCTCTGTGAAGGAACCCGGACTCGAACCGGGATGACAGATTACCTATGTATGACTTTCTTCAATCTATCTGCATACTTGCGTCTACCAATTCCGCCATTCCTTCAGGTCGTAGCCAGACGCTTCCGGCTACATTGATTGAATTGTTATTGATACAAACATAATTTTCCCCCTCACGGGTTACTTAACTCTGATTGAGTTGAGCCGAGAAACGGATTCGAACCGCTGACCTCATGTAAAAACATGCGCTCTAACCAACTGGGCTATCCCGGCAGATGCCCGGCGAACCGGGCTAAATAAACATGACAAATACTAAAATTAAGCAATGCAAACCTTCACAGGCTATCTTTATTTTGTTTCCTATCTTCGTAGTATCGAAAACAGATATAATTCACTGATACGACAGTCACCAATACAAAAGCAGCAATAAATTCTTTCTTGCTAACTTCAATGCTATCTATAAGATACAGTGTTGTCCATAAGGCAATGAACATCATGGCATACTGTATCACTTTAATCTTTTTCATTTCTTCCGTTTTTTAGATTTAACTTTCCTTCCCGCACATCGGCAATGAAGTAATACTTGAGCAGCATTACAATGCCACTTGCCGTTTTGGACATTAGTGGGCTTATCACTTTCAATCTTACCCGCTTCTATAAGATTCATCAATTTCTTTTCCCCACCCACATAATACGCAGACTTATCTTTTCCAAACGTTTCTGTAGAAAACAGACGGAGAATATTATCTAGCAATATTTCAGCCATTTCACCTCTGATCATCTCAACAAGCAAGGTAGTTATGCAATTCTGGTTACTATAAACTGCATATTTTTTACATCTGACTTTGTTTTCCAAGCCATTCCTTCAGCTTTTTCTTTATAAAGCCGAGCATTCAATGTATTAGTTACAGACGGTTTCTGAACGATAGGAAATACTTCTATTGCACCAACATCCATACTCCGTAATACATCAATTACGTTACGTCTCTGAATATCCTTTTCCATACAATCTAATTTTAAATTAAACATTGAAGCGATGAGCGGATTCGAACCGCCGACCTCTGCTTGTGGTGCTCTTCCGTTAAGCTAAGAGTATTTCTTGAGAGACTCGAACTCTCAACCATCCACCACACACAGCGCTCTAACCTGCCTGAGCTACATCACCTTTATATACATAAAGCAAATACCTCGATTTGCCGACAAACGTCTAACTGATTTAGTTTTACAACGATACGGCTTGACCATTAACCACAGCATTATATCGTTGAGAAGCCCGCCTACGTCAGTAATCCCTTTCGGCACGTGTCGGCTTCCAAAACACCATTTTACCAATATGTCAAAGAACTCTTCTCTGTTGTTCCCAGTCTCCCTTCAAGGGCAGGCTCAAAGACCGGACTGGGTACCGGATAACCGGCGGTTTAGTTTGACTTTAGTGAGGGTTAGAGAATACTTTGGTTGTTCTTCAAAACTATGTCCATTAAGTTTCGTTGCGATTCAATAAATTTCTTCAAATCATCACATTGGGAAACTTTCTCTCTATAAAATCCACGTTCTGATTCTAAATCTCGTTTGAGTTTTTCATTTTCACCTCTCAAAGAGCTGATCAACGCGTCTCGTTCTTCAATCACAGCTTCATATTTGTCTCGCTGTATTTCTAGTTCGGTTCTTTTATCCATTGTTGTATAATTTGATTAATCTCCGACGTAATGTGCACCGTAATGAGTACTATTTGGGTTGTAGTAAGCGGAAGCGGGAATATTAAGGTTATTATATTCCTTGCTAGGTGTAGCTTTGGCAGTCTTGCTCATAGCTTCATGTCTTTCAGCTAAAAATTTATCAGTTCTTGATTTCACTGCTTCCGGTGAGAAACTTTCTTGGAGTTTTGCGAAGCTCCATGCAGATTTTAAACACTCTGAAAATGTTTTTCCACCCTTCTTGTAATTGCGGTGTGCAGACTTCATTATTTGTGATAAATTGTAGCTCATAATCGTTATTTTTTAATTGGTTTTATCAATCATTTTTTGTATGTTTGTATGATTGATTGATTTATGATGCAAATGTAATCCAAATATGGATAATTTCAAATCCAAAAATCTATTTTATTATCCATATTTGGATATATTAACTTTATAGTAGTTTTTATGATTAATAGAATTAAAGAAGTCATAGCCCTTTCAGGGCTATCTGATAGGGCATTTGCCATTAAATGTGGTATTAAACAAAACACATTGAGTAGACAATTAGGAGGGGTAAGTGAGGTTAGCGCCTCAACTATTAATGCAATATTGGATAACTACGAAGAAATATCCGCAGAATGGCTGTTAAGAGGAAAAGGTTCTATGCTTCTTCAAAAAGAAGAAACAGAACCAGGAATGGATAAATTGAAAAGTATAGTATATACCATCGCCAATTTACAAGATGAGATTAATGAAAAGACGATGCTCACTCAACGTCTTTTGGAAGAAAATCAAAAACTGAAAGGTGAATTAGCTATGTTAAAGAATGAAAGAAATATAGGATAAACCAACAACACAGAAATGAAAAAAATACTATTACTAATTTTAGCTACAATGCCATTGTTCTGCTTTGCTCAAAAAGTAGACACAAAAATAGACGATTTTACAGGTGAGAAAGTAGTTACAACATCGTGGGAAAAGATTTACTCGGGTGGTGCAACAGGTAAGAATCAAACACGAATAAGATTCAGACACGAAGGCGGTGTAGATTTGATAGAGTTTCGTGTCTTCACAGACTGTGCTACTTCGTGTAATAAAGGACAAGAAATGCTCCTCAAAACGAACGACGGAATTATCAAAGTAAAAAATGTAGAATATACGCTAGCAAAACCAGGGGATTGGACCCCAAATGGCATTAATAGCAAACTAGGAATTTATATTGTATGTCTAGGGAGTGATTTAGAAAAGCTCTCAAACGAAACAGTAACTAAAATGCGGCTAACATTTAGTGATGGATATAGAGATATAGCTTTGAAGGAAAAGGATTCTTCTAAGCTACAAGAGTTATACAATCAATTCAATAAAGCCAAATAACAACCTTGAGTATCGTTTTATGAAAAAGATATTAATCGCATTAATGCTTATTATACCACTTTTTGCAAATGCACAAAAAGATAATAATTTAGCATTCAAAGATTCGTTGAATATATATAAGGATACTTCATCCGAATATCACTCAAAATTAGATTCACTATATTCTAGTTTCGAGGAAAAATATAAAAATCAACAAGTTACTAATATTGGTGGCATTCCTTTTGGGATTTCTAGAGAAGAAGCATTACCCATATTAAGAAACAAGTATGGAGAAGAAATGTATAATCCTAAGAAAAAAAACATATTGTCTTTTAATAATATAAAGTATGCTGGTGTGGATTTTAATACTGTGCATTTTCTTTTCCAATCAGACGGAATTAATAGTTATTTTAATACTTGCATATTTGTTTTAAACGCAGATACAGAAAAAGAAGCAATTGACAAACAAAAAAAAATGAGCGATATTTTGTCTAAAAAATATGAATTATCTTGCGTTAAAGATGCCAATGGACTTGATTCATACGGTGGTGGCGTATCCCCATTATGGGATGGACATTGGAGTTCGTTGTTAAAAGAAGAATATCTCACAGCGATCCATACAGATATAATCAAGTACGATGAAGAGCTAGCAAAAGACACTGGAATCAAATATGCTACTCGTATAATCTATGGTCCTTACAATTATATTAAAGAAGAGTTTTAGTTCCTAATTATATTATCAGCAAACAACAACTATTATAAAATTACAATATGCGCCCAATTAGAACTGTACCCCCAAAAGATGAAAGAGAATATCCTTTAGTTATAACAGCTGAAGAAAAGGATAAAGTATTAAATTATATTTTGGTTGTAGCAAACGGGAAAAGAACAGCTAAACTAAATTATAAAGATATACCAGACCTTAGGATCAGTAAAGAACAATATGAAATAGTTTTAGAGGAGTTCAAAAATAGGAGATTTATTGACTATAAAGGATATGGTATTGAATATCTTACGTTGAATTTTGAAATATTCAATTTTGCAGAAAAAGGGGGATTCACTGTTGAAAGAGACTTATATATATTAAGTTTTGATACATTTCAAATGCAGCTAGAACGATTAGAAAAGGAGTTAAGCCCTGATACAGCAGCGAAAGTTGATGATGTTGTCGGAAAAGCCAAAAATATAACTGAACTACTGATAGGGCTCTCTGCTCTAGCTGAAAAAATGAATCTCTAAGATTTATTATCAGGATCAGTTAATAGGAACTCCAATATAGAAGCTGCACGAAGCAGTCTTGAAGCATATAGAGTTGCATCTGCATCCGGGTTGTATTGATAACGCCTAGTCTGAAACTTTTTAAAAGTAACAAAGCCACTAGACATATCATTAGCAAGTGTTTTCAAGCTTGATATAGTTTCTTTTACATTTTGGTCATAAGACATTTTTATACGCATACGAGCGGAATCATCCACTTTTGCACAACACTGGGGATAAAAGGCTGTCGCATTATCTTCTTTAGAAGATTGTTTTTTACTTATCCTTCTTAGGACATTTTTTAATAACGATTTCATAAACGCACTATTTTAGTTTGACAATGCGCAAATATAATATTTAAAGTAATATAAAATATGAAATATAGAAATCTTGATAGTACATAAAACATCAAATGGTCGAATTATGGTCGAACCATAAAAAAAAGCAGGACTATATAATTGATATACAGAATATACAACTAGATTTCCAAAAATGTGTCTAGTTTAGTTTTTGTGTTAATAGCTCCCTCGTCAGCGGACGAACTAGGGAGCTATTTTTATAATTGATATACAACAAACTATTAAATTCAAATCGAGCCCTTTCTTTCTTAATGAGTATTTATCATTGAAAGTTAAAACGTCACTTTTGACGTTATTTACATTGCCGCAACCGTACTGCGGCAATACATACTAATTAAATAGAATTTAAACATGGCTAATCTATTTATTTTATTACCAGTCATATTATATCAAAAGAAAACGAAAAAAAGTGGCTTGATCATCATTTGAATAAAACTGGAATCA